ATGGATAATATGTTCCATTTAAATATACTTCATTCTGCTCTACAACTTTATTTGCCATTACTCAACTACTCGTCCATTAACTATAAATCCCCATGCCTGTTTAGCGGCTTCAGCAAGACCTAGATAAAACGCAAATTGTTCTCTTTTTTGATCAGGGTCAGTGCCAGCACCTCCTGATGTAGAGCCAAAAGCTAAAGCAGTTGCATAGTTAATTACATATGAAGAATCTACGGTACATGTATCAGTATCAGCAGATAGAGTAGAAGGCTTAGAACCTCCTTCTATCTTTAACATTGAGTATCCTGCTTGTAATCTTCCACTATCAGTTAAAACTATTTGCCTTGAACCTTTTTGTGTTTTCCATACATGCCGTGGCAATACTTCCCATACAGCAGTATCGCTTTGAACCACCTTAATATCATCTAGTCTTATCTGACAATTAGCTAAATTGGCATCGTGTTCAAGTGCAATTGCTATGATCGCTGTATCTTTCTCCGGGTTAGCTAATTCCATTCTTACATAAGTCCATGTATCAGCAGTTAATGCAGGTATCTCCAACGCCTCTAGACTTCCGCTATTAGCTATCCCTTCTGTTATAGCTGCACTATGTAAATGAATCTTCAAGTTTCCTGCGCTTGTACCTATGGTGGATTTAACCCAACACTCTAAATAATTATATTTAGATATGTCTTTACTGGTAAATGTATCACCAGCTATATCTCCTCCATCCGCAGACGTGGTTACAAACTTTGCGCTACCTGTTCCTTGCTTCTTGTCTTCTGTATCTACTGAAGCATCAATAGTGCTATTTACATTGGTATCAAACTCTGTATTGCAAAGGTGTAAGCTAGTAGACGTAACCTTACTACGATAAAAGAGATTATTAATTATTGAAACAGTGGAAGGAACATCGTATCTAAGGCTTTTATTGTCAGTGAATAATGCAATATTTGCCGTATTACTGGTAGATGTCGTTTCGTCAGGATATTCTAATGGATCATAAAATCTTCCTACACAATCATCTATTGCATCATTAATTAAATCATTGATTGTGTCAGGATGGTGTATATCATCCCAGATTTCGTATGTATCATTGTTAGCTACAGTAAAGCTGGCATTCTGTTGAAACTGAATAGTGTTATTGCTAGCAGTGTAATCATTAACATACTGAGTAGTTTGGGTAGTTCCATCATCAGCATCTGTAACTAAAATAATCTTCCCATTATAAGTATCATCACCACCTCTAAAGGTATTAACATCAATTAAGGTGTTATTAGTTCCACCTGTAGCTGTACCAACCTTTAAGACGCCTAGATTACGTCCTACTCCTTGTCTGAGTTGCTTTCTTGTTCGTCCTTGCACTGGCATGATATTGTAGCCTCGTTCTGCAATTCAATTACAGTTCGCTTCAATGCAGATAACTGTAATTCTAAGTTAGTTATTAAATTATTTTTATCACTCAATACACCCGTAATATCTGCCTGAGTAATACTAATTGAAGTGTCCTGCTCGACCATCAGATACCCCTATATGTTATTTTGTTGTTAGTTGATTCTCGCATCCTTGCGGTATATTTTTTAAATTCCCTTATTGCTTTACCAATCTCCTTGAGTTCATCTCCCGTAGGCTTACGCTTCATCTCTCGTTCCTTTTCATCTTCTAAGAACGTCTCGAAAGATTGCGCTGCCATATCCTCTATATGTGCTTTGCTAACCGTAGGGTCAGCAGGTATCGCTACCTCACACATTCTTCCCGTCACAGGAGATTTCATCTTAAACTGGTGAACTACCATGGACTCCCCAGACTCGCCATTAAACCCAACCCCAGTTGAGCCTAAATAGACCATGCCTTGAGGAGTCCATAGTTCCATAAGAGTCCTAACCTATGTTTGCTTTGATCAATGCGTACTCACCATTTACACCAGCGATTGGTCCCATATAGCCTACTGGAGAAAGGTTAACTGTACCATCCTCATCATAGACTTCTACAGCTCCATCTACAGCATTAGAAGCAATCAAAGGAACACCCGGTCCCGGAGTACCATCAGACAAGGCTGTTGTGTATCCTTTATCACAAATCCATCCAAAAGATTCATCTGCAATATCAACACAAGTCCAACCTAGTGGAGCATGGTCAACATCATTGTAGTCATGAATCTCTACTTCAAAGTGTGGATTTAGATATAGCCCAACTTCCTGTGAAGTTGTTATTGCAGCTACAAGACCATCTTCTTCATCAAGTGTTATCACACATCCAGTAGCACTACTCACAGCAGTATTACCTTTGATTCTGTACATATGACCTTCTTCTTCAACATCATTAAAGATAATCCAGCCGTCTTTGTATTCGTCTTTTGTGATAGTCAAGCTACCCGTAAGAGTTATAGTAGTAGCTCCTGCGGAAGCAGCAGATACTGCCAAATCAACCTGTTCGGCAGCAGTTCCTGCCTGACCCATAATCAACTTTCCAGCAGTAAGGGCTTCACCAGCTTTAACATATACAAATTCTCTATCGAAAAAATCTGCATACGTGTACCTAGCTTTTGCTTTTGGGAAGTGGTAGTTACTTTTTCCCATCCATATTTTCCCATTATTGTTTGTCCGAATGCCATTATAAACCTCCTTAAAGGTTATTTGTTTACAGGGTCAAGCCCTGCGATCAACCGTTAAGATTAGGATAGTGGGAGGCACGGTCAATCTTTACACCTCCCATTACCCACTAATTATTTATGATACCGATTATTATGGTGACGTTTAGATGATGCAAGTCCTGCTGCATTTTTACCTGATAAAACTGTATCACATGATTTACAAGTCTCTTCAAGTTTAGCACTAGCTTCTTTGCACCATTTACACTCACATTCTTCATCAGGTTTCCAGACAAACAGTCCGATCTTAGCTTTTCTTAATACATAGTCAGGACTTCCCGGCACATTATGCACGGCACTTCCTATCTCGTCACATACACTTCCGTCTATATTATAAGAAGGCTTGTGCCGATACAGAGTTGTCTTAGGCTGCCAGTCATTTATATAAGACATTGAGTAGCCTAGTCCAGATAATTCCTGTTTTAGCTTATTTCGTTCTGTTATACCAGTTACCATAATTTACCTCTAGTTATTAGTAGCGAGATCAGAAATTTTGTAAAGAAGTCCAGCTCCACGAGTATCATCAAGTTCAAATACACCGTAGTCAGCAGTCATCACAACTTCAGTAGCTCTGAGTGAAGCATCTCGTTGTCGCTCAGTTCTAGTCTCAACACTATTAAGAGCAGCCATTGCAGATTTATCGGCAATAACACCAATACCATCATTATTAGAATCCGCAGTAATATTTCCATCTTCAAAGATGCTAACACCATTAAGAGGACGTAAGCCACTATAGAAGTTCTTTAGCAAGTCTGCCGACCATCCACTTGAGATTTCTGAAGTCGTTGCCGATGCCGTAGCAGCAGCAGATGCTGCCAAAGCAGCTACAGCGTTAGGATGATGCAGTATATATAACTGTGATCCAAACTTATTAGCTTTTGCAACAGAGATACACGCTGCTACATTGTCTGCTGTGAGTTCTTTGGTTGTCGCACCTAATTTAGTACCATTATTCAAGTTAGTATAGAGAGCAAGAACATCACCGTCTTTCTTCCGTGCCATGCCATCACCAAGTTGTCGCCCGATCATACTGAATACATTATCAGCAGCCTGTCGAACAAGTTTATCAGTAAGAATTACCTTTGCCCCTACCTCGCTAGCGGTGAGGTCAACGGTAGTCATACCAATATCTTCTTCGTCAACTATGTCCTGACCGTCTGTTAAGTCGCTCATTGTCATCTGAGAGACTTTGGGAACGGTTACTTGTTTAGCCCCTTTAGGGAGCTTGAACTGCTCAATAAGAGCGAGTGCTGGAGCATTATGCTCCTCTGTATATCTGGCTGATGAAAGTATAATGCGTTGAGCATTTTCCAAATTACCAGTTGTAGCTGTCTGTGCCATTTTAAATTCTCCTTATATTATATAAATTTATGCTAACCCAGCAGCCCTTCGTGCTGCTGCTTGAGCTTCAGACGACCTGTCGCCTTGGTTATACCGCTCAAGTAACCTATCCTCATTATTAGATGCAGCAGGAGTCGATTGGCTATCATCAAAAGTCTGCTGAGGTACTAGCTTAGCCTCCAACTCAGCTATCCTAGCGTCCTTTTTTCTATCTGAAGCCATTCGCTTCGCTACTGCTTCCATTGATTTAGGATCAGGACTATTTCTTAATTCTGCAAGATCAGATATATTTAATTTATACTTATCTGCAAAATGTTCAGCAGCGGAAGATTGTCCTTGGTAGAACTTAATCTGTTGTTCCTGCTGCTGCTGTGTTTGTGCCACCTGACTCTGTTGAGCCATCCAACTTTGAGCAATTTGAGTTGCCTGTTCAGGCAAATACCCTTGTTGTTCTAATTGTTGTTTATATTGTGTACCTTGTGATTGCAACTGTGATTGTTGTTGTTGTTGTTGATAGTATTGATTCTGTTGTTCTAACTCTTCAATACGCTTAGTTATATCAACAGGACTATCCTCTGTCTGAGTATCAGATGCGGGAGTACCCTCTTCGGGTGCAGGAGCCGGTTCCTCTACAGCACTCTCTCCTTCTGAAGATTCAGCAGGAGTATCATCTGTTGGAACGGTAGTTACATCTTCAAATGTACCTGCTCCGGCAAACTCATCAGTTATATCCGTAGTAGTATTTCCAGTATCTACCGCTGCATCCGTATTCTCTGTTGGTTGTTCTGTCTGATTTACCATTCTTTATCCTTTCGACCTTAAAATACTATTAGTATACCGCATTAGTCAACGCCAACTCCAAGTTCAGGATTTCTATACTGTTCCATTTCCCCTGCTTCTAAACCAGAACCTCCATATAACTTAGACTTTACATTTATACCTAATGGGGATATTGGAGTGTAATTCCCACCTCTCCAATACGCAAGTAAGAAATCCATACGAGGGTATCTTTCTGTATTCCAGCTTTTTCTTACTATTATTTTTCTTTGATTTATCCGTCTATTAACTAAATTATTTATTTGAGTATCCTGAGATCGTATATGATTTTTTGTTGCACTATCTGCCGCGAGATATGATTGCCATTTTAATTCAAGTTCAGGATATTCAGTAGACGCTCCAGCACCAAGCAAACTATCTAAAGTGCTACCTGCATCATACCATTCACTAAGATATCTCATATCCTGTTTATATTCTTTTTCTCTTGGTCTTAACTTCTTATCTAATGATCTTATGAACTCGTTATATACTTCAGGTTCACCATTAGTTTCTGCAAGTTCCTGCATAGCTAATATATATTCATCCTGATTTCTAAATGATTCAGCCATAGTTAAAGTAGGGCTAGCATTATCATCACCGGGAAATGGAATATTATAAAAACCAGTTACTAGTTCATCTACCTGACTACGCAAGTCGGGCATAGTTCCTCCAGCAGTATAATAAGCCTCATACCAACGTCTTTTAGTCGCATCATCCTGCCACTGAACAGCTTCTGGATTCTGATATCTACTAATTAATAATGCACCTTGTTTAGCAAAGTAATCTTGTCTATTCTTTTTAATCCAGTCAGTAGGACTTAATAATTTATTCCAATCTGAAGCAGTTAAAGTTGCAGTATCTTTAGCTTCCCAGTCAGCAAGTTTCTGATCATTTTCATATCCTAATGCTTGCATTTCGGTATCGAATTGTCTTAATTGTGTTGCAAGTTTAGCAGATTGTTTAGCAGAAACATTCGGCATAACTTCTTCCGCTGCACGTATCTGCGTCTCTTTAATTCCTCCACCACGATTAGGAGAGAATCTAGGTCCAAGCCCAGTAGCATCAAAGATTTGGTCTACTATATTACCTTCGGCAAGAACAGGTCGTCTTAATTCCTTCTCAAATGCCTCCCTTTGATCTCGCTCTAAAAATGCTAAAAACTCACTTCTTTCTAGCTGAGTCATGTTATTCCTATATTCTTTAACATGTTCTTTCATAGGTCTATCTTCAGCTTTACGTAAATCTTCTATAAGTAATATTGCGTAATCAGTTAAATCTAAAGCTCGTTTACCCACGCCACCGAATATATTTTCATAGAGATGTTCTACTCTCTGAGGAGATTTTTTCATAATATCAGGCAACCAGTCTGAATTACCTAATCGCTCAGATATTATTCTTGCTGATTCAGAAGTATAGCTATTATGTCTTTCATCAACAGGAAGATGTGCATATTCAGGATTTTCGATTTCTCGTCCTCTATATAAATCATACCCAAACATTTCTTCAGCTCCTCGCGAGACAACCTGTGGTAAAGGAAGATCGCTAACTGGAGATGATGCATTCCATACTTGTCCTATAAAATCTCCCCAATCCGTAGGATGTTCTGTAAATGAAGACTCTAATAAATAAGTAATAGTTCCAAAAAATAATGATAATTCTCTTAATCTATGCGGAATAGTAATATATCTAGGCTTTGGTCTGCCAGTAGATGGATCAATTAAAGTTACTCCATCTTCATCAGTTTCAGCAGGTAACATAAATACTAAACTGTTATATCTAATATCCATGGGAATATCCCAATACTCAGCATGTTGGAAATTATAACCTAAGTGTAATCCTGCATAAGTAGTCATAGCCATTGATACAGTAATTGCGGCTGTACCTCGTGGACCTATTTGCTTATCTAAGAATGATACTCCTAATGGATCATCGTAAGTACCGGTAACACCTCTTCGTTTACCCATCTTTGGTCGCCATGAACCAATACCAAACTGTCTTCCACCTACCGTTGCTCCTGCTCTCGGAACAAATGTAGGAGTAAGGTCAATACCAAGCATACGGAAAGGTAGTTTTGCTCCTTCAAATGAAGCATTAAGAAACATAAGATAATTATTCCATCTTCTTATCTGATCTCCGCCTCTACCAAAATTAATAGTAGCTTCGATTGCGTTCATAGCTGCCTGTTTTAATTCTGGACTATCTACCAACCCTCTTCCCGTATTGTTCCAATTACTATATACCTCTCTATTCCAATCTTCCTTGGATAGTTTCATTAACCTATCCCATTCAGCTTTTCCAACCAGTCTTTTAAAGGTTCTTTCTCCTACAATTAATCGTGGAGTCTGTTCAACAATTTCTCCTGTCGTTCTAATTGCATTACCTAGTTTAGCTAATGGTTTCATTCTCTTTGCAGCAGAATCTGCAACTACTTTACTGATAGCTCTAACCTGAGTAGCGTCCATAACTACCGCACCATCAGTAGCGTTTTTTGAAGCAGTATTTTTCTTACCAATTCGATCAACTTCTTTCTGCATAGCTCGCATACGTCTATTTGCAGTCTCGTAATAAGTACCACGAACTCCTTGTAACTCCATAAGGTTTTTAAATCTTATCTCGCCCTGTGAAGCCTTATTAGTAATATCTTTAGCTAACCTCATCCATATAGTAGTTGGCAATATTCTGTATCTAAGTCCTACTACTAATTGGTCAATTAATCCATTGCCTATCATAAATAAAGGATCGAATGTGGTATAAGTTGATTTGAAAAATGAATTAGCAGCAGCAAATATATTTTCAACTTCTAAGTCGCTACGTACATTTAAACCTGCTCGTCCATTAAGCGTATCCCACCACGCCTTATCAATAGGCACAGCATGCCCTCTACTATCTATAGAACCATAGATTTTCCTTTGTCCATTCTCGTAAAATGTAAGAAACCCTGATTGTAGAGTTTCATCATATAACTCCTTATTTGTTTTACTTACTGTCTCTAATGTTTGTGCTGAAACGTATGCAGACTTATCTTTATCCCAAACTTGTCCTTTAGGATTTACATGTTTCTGCTTAACAAGTTTATTAGTAACATCTACAATACCTATTTTAGACCTTCCTGCGAGTTGAGCAAACGCTTTAGTAGTCCTGTTTCTATGTATCCTAAGCTCATGCACAACAAATCTTTTAGCAAGAACTTCTCCTATAGGTGGACTCATTGCCAAATCACTAATATCAGCATCTCTGGATAGTTTCATAATACCTGTGCTTCTGACAGACATTGTTCCTCTAGCAAAGATAGTTGCATCTTTCTCGTGATAATCAAGTATATCTATAGGGTTATACCATTTATATTCATCGTTTAATTCATCACGAAATTTCGCTGTAATAATACCCTCAGCTACATCGTCATCTAAGAATTTACGGTATTGATCTCTTACTTCTTCAGCTATATTATTTGCAATCGCCCAATCACTTTCAGATAATTTTTCTTGTACTTCTTTTTCCCAGCCAAGATATTCGTTTCCTTCTACGAACTCTTCCTTTTCCTTATTCCATACCCTTGGCATTTTATCTTTATTTCTAACACCACCTGTAGCATTATGGATTTCATCAAAGTGACGTTTTAATAATAGTTTTTCAACATCCCATTCAGTTACATTATCTGCTTCTACTAATTGTCTAAGAACAACACCCTTCATAAACTCTTCATATTTTGTAAAACCTCTTAACGGTGCGCCACTAGCAAGCATTACACCTGCAAGTACATCTCTATGACTACCCGCTTTAAATGCAGCTTGTGGATCGATTGATCTAAAATAATCATCCTGTAATACACGTAAAGCTGTACTACTATCATGGAATCTAAATAGATTCTTTATAAACCAATCCGAAGAACCGGGTGAAAGATAATCAACTATACGATTAGCTAATTCCGATTGAGGACCTAATTCGTTAATCTGTCGAGATTTGCCTGTAAAATCTTTTATTATGTAAGGTTTCGATTTTGCCAACCTGTGCATATCAATCGCTGCTTCACTGGTAGCATAGCGTTCAATCGGATAGACACGATCCTGAACTGTCCAATCAATCCCATCCTCTAATTTACGTTGTCTAGCTTTATGGAGATTAGCAGCCCACCCTTTCATTCGTGGAGCAGAAAGTTCATCTAGGCGAGTAAAAGCTGATCCCCATTGTTCATTTACAAATCCATCTGCTCTTATAGGTCTGTTTAACTCAATATCCAAAAAACTAGTTTGACTCTCGACCGCATCTCCTGCATGTGAATTTAATCTATCTAGTTCTAATCTATAATGAGCAGCCGCCTCAGAGTTATACCCTTCTGCTGTCTCTAAATAATCTTCTAAAAGTTCATTATATTTTTCTTGTTGTTTATTACTTAATTGAAGTCCTAATTTCTCTTGAATCTCAACAGTATTTCCAACCTTATATTCATCTAGTTTGTCAGCAGGTTTATTTTCTGGATTAGCTTTCTTAACCCTACTAAGACTAATAGTTTCTTTTGTATCAAATGGTCTTGAGAACCATGGGTGATCCTCAAAATCTATTACTCTTCCTTTTATCGGCTCGCCAGTTTTAGCAGATATTCTTCTTGTTTCAAATCTTTCATCAGGTACGATAGTTTTTTTTCTAGAAATTATATTCCCTCTAGCTCCCCATCTTACTGTAAAGCGATCTGGATCATTTCCTGCTAAGTGGAATCCTGTCTGAAAATCCTTTCTAGCTTCTTCAACTAATTTTTTCGCAGTTATAGTTTTTCCTTGTCTATTTGTATAAGATAATTCAGGAACATCTCTAGGCTTCATACTTCGTAGTCTATTACTAGCCGTTGTAAGAACAGAGTCCTCACCTGTTATATCTTTTTGCCATCTAACTGCTACATTTTGAGGGATTGGAGTTTTGTTTCTGAATATACGTTCTCCTCTACGAGTTGGACGTATTTCATATAGCTTTTCTCTAATACCTAACGTTTCCTTTACCATTTCATTTAAAGAATCTAAAGAATGTTGAGCTGTTAATAATTTCTCTATGTTATCTTTTTCATCTATATATCTATGCCCTTGGTCGAGTAATTCATTTTCGTCCTCAGCCAGTTGTTTATATAATTTTATTCTACCTTGATGGTCTAATTTTACAAATCCTCTAGGTAACACTTTACCAATAGGACTAACCGCCTTTTTAACTGCTGCCTCTGTTAAATCTTCTACTCTTTTTAGTGGTTCTAATGTTTTTGCTGCACCTTCTAGTACTTCTGATACAGCTTTAGATGTAGGCGGAGATACCTTCTCCAGTGCTTTCATAGTCTTACCGACTCTACTAGCTCGTAATCCGATTTGCGTAGCTTTTGCGGATGGAACAAACCAATAAGGCAAGTCTTCTGCTGCGCCTCTTAAAAATGGTGGTAGTTGTTGTATCTCTTTTAACAATGCCATCCTTTGTTTATCTGTAGCATCATTACCTGTTTGTGCTTCAAGAGCTAAGATAGCTTCGTTAAGTTCCCTTGCACGTTCTGTACCCGGAGTTGGAGTTGGTCCTTTAAACCAAGACTGAGCAGCCCCTATAGTAGGAGCTAATATAGCATCTAATATAGCACTAGGTACTAATTGTCTTTTAGTACCACCAGTTTCTTCATCAGGTACAAACTTAGTAAAGGCATCTAAATCTAATGTTGGATTACCACTTTTAAGTTTCCACCATGCTTCATTCCATGGAGCTATACCAAAGTCCTCTGGAGGTGTAGCAGTAGTTTCCCATCCTACAGGTAAATACTGTAACATTTCTGTAACAGGTGGATTGATTACTTCTTCCTGAAGCCACTCTAATCCCTGACCTATACCTCGTAATGCAGGTCCTATAACAGGAGCATTAGTAATCCCTTCAAATGCAGGGATTAAGTACTTATCCCAAATCGTAGGATCGGGATTGATTGCTTGACGCGCAATCTCTTCCGGTGATATGGGTTGTTGCATCATTAGAAGTAAATATGCCTTGTACTAGGTGCGAATCTAGATGTAGATACTCCTCTTTGATATGGAGTTAACGCAGCGTATCTACGAGCGAATTGTCCCGGCACATCAGTAGGTCGTCCGGTTAAATTATTAGTTTGAGTCATAGTAGGATAGTCACTTAGAAAATTAGAGAAGGTTGTCCATTTAGAAGGATCAACTCGCCCTTGCATCTCTTGCGCTCGTTGTCCCATATATCGATTATAAACATTACCGTACTGGTTAGCCCAATAATCCCTAGCACGTTGTTGCATAGGTGCAGTACCACGGAAAGG